AGAGCACGCACATGGCAGGAGAATGGAGTAACCAATCTATGCTTGATATTTATATCATCGGATCACGCCTTCGCTTACCCTGTTATTAGATCTCTCCTTGAATAAACAAGTAAAAATCAAACCTTTTCAATATTATATGCGAAGAACGACCTTAAGCATATTTTATTTGGTACTGAAGTCCTCGTTTGACTATAAAAGAACGCGTTGTAAATTCGACGTTAAATTTACAAAACGGAACCATGCTATTGTGGTATATCAATACGCCTGTCCCGGACAGTAAACCTATAAGATTCAACACCTTATGGGGTCGGGTTAATTTAGCAACGAACTGAGAACCTCATTTCTGTGAGGAACGGTTTACCAAGGCTAGAACCCTTGGCGGGTGAATTGTATTTATATAAGTGTAAAGTTCAATCTGGTAACCCCAGCCTTATATCATACAACCACCCGTAGAAGTTTCATGTAACGTTAATGTATAAGCTCAATCCTGTGCGATAGTTAGCAAACTACATTAATCCACTATATGAAGCGGAAAATACCATCTCTTGTTCACGCGTAATTAATACAAATGGCTAGTGTTAACGAAACTACAACAACTCCCCCCCTTTCCCCCCCAACTGAGTTCACCCACTCCGTGAACTCTAAGTTGAACATTCGTGTTCAACGCAGAGCTGACAGAGCGGTCAGGAAGGAGAAGAAGGAAGAGAAGAAGTTAGCTTTTGAAGCTTTTCACGCAAATAATTGGGTGAAAGCTACAAAAGGTGGCTTCTATCTGACGAATGGACCGAGCGTGCAGGAGGAATCCGGCTTCGACGGTCCTGAAGTCGAAGAGGCACCTGGAGTGGTGCGACCTGTCTCTTTTCGTAGGAAAAGAGTCAGGTCCACCATTACAGAAAAGTGGCATCCGACGAGCCATTGGGGTCCGAGTGATGTGGCCTATAAGGCCATTGACATTCCCAGGACCTATAGAGACATGCCCTACATCGGTAGGATATGTCCCTATCATAGGAAACCAACCCTTTCGGAATTCCACGAGACTCTTGTTCAAGTTGAATTAGATCTTTTGGAATCTGAAGGGGCTGTTTACCTGTGCCACTTCCGCACCATGGCTAGTCTCGCTGAATACGTATTAGAAAGTAGACCTTGTAACTTCGTAAATGAAGACTTATTTTGGAAATACTATTTTGATACGCAACACGCGAAAATCATGGCGCAATCGGACGACGGAAAAACTGCTGCTGAACCGCACCCACGGAGCCAATGGGGTGCGAAGGGCGTGGCCTACTGGCCAATAAACGTCCCACGATCCTACGGAGACATGCCCTATATTGGTAGGATTTGCCCTTACGATAGAGATCCAACTCCCGAAGAACTCCATGCAGCCTTGCTCAAATTCGAGCAGGACTTAATGGACTACGACGGAGTTGTTTACTTGTGCCACTTCCGCTCCATGGCAAGCCTTGCAGACTACGTACCGGAATACAGACCATGTAACTTCTCAAACGAAGATACTTTTTGGAAATATTATTTCGCTACATGTCGCTCACGGATCAAGGCGCAATCGGATTGTTGTCGTAGACATTGTGAAGGTGAATGTGTCACTAAGTTTAACAGAGCCGAGAGACGAGAACGCATGAAAGAAGCCGAGAAGAAACGAAAATCAGAAGCCTTAAAAGCTGAAAAACAACGTTTACTTCGCCAACTTGAGAAGAACAAGAAGTTGCGCGAACGCGCACACCTTTCACTTCTCAAGAAAATGCAAGCTCAAGCTCTCGACACTGTTATTCAAAGTGCCACAGACGCAATCACATTGCCTACAACGGTGACGAACACTCTACATAATGTTGATGATAGCCTTAGTGCGTTTAAGACTATGCTTGATAAAGTTATAAAGTATTTTTCTGATATTGGCGAATCACTCCTTCCACAAGGATATGATATCGTTAGTATCGGAATTGCACTTTATAGCATTTTCAATTGCGTAATTACTAAATCGTATTTTGGTATCGGTATTCAACTTTTCTCACTCTCTAGAATGTTAAAAGTTGACTACAAATATTATTATGAGTACTTTTTGAAACTGGCCTACGGAAAATCGGATTCTTTAGAAGCTCAATCTCTCTTTGCTGGAATTTTGCCAGTGAAGGTGCTTGGATCTGGGTTGCTGACCGTTATCTCCATGATTTGTGGAGGTAAGGGTTCAGCACTCGGATTTGCAGCATCTCACTTGGCAGAATTTGGCAGAGCAGCTGTTGGATGGACAAAGATGATTGAACTGTTTGAATGGTTTAAGAACTGTTTCGTTGATATGTACTACAGATGTACTTTAGGTAAAACATTGGCTGAAGTTAAATTGGAAGAAGATTATCCCAAATTAGCTTCAGCCCTTGCTAGAGTATCTCTGTTGAGAAATGAACCACACATTACTAGTTACATTGACCGTGACGCTAAGATCTGCAATCATATTATTGAACTCGATGATGATTTGACTTCAATAAGATATGCAGCTCTTAGGGCCAAGGACAATGCACTAGTGAGTCACATCACTTCTCTGCAAAGTCAACTCAAGGAAACCTTTCTTAGTGCTCGAAATTCGGCTGCTTATTCCAACAAAAGTCGATCTGCTCCAACATCTCTTTATGTATATGGCAAATCTAGTGTAGGAAAATCAAACCTGATGAAATACATTAAATTTGCTATATACAAGAAGAAGTATGCTGACTGTAAGACTTGGAATATTAATACCATATCCCACCCCAGAGACGTGAAAAACGAATTCTGGGATGGGTATATGGGGCAACCGATTCTCGAGTATGATGACATGATGCAAACCAAAGACTGTGTCGCAGTTCCCAATCCTGAAATTCTTGAATTCATTCGAGTTAAAAATGATGCTCCTTTTCATCTTCACATGTCAAGTGTGCAAGATAAAAAGAATTGTTATTTTAACTCCCCGTATGTATTAGCCTCAAGCAACGAACAAAACCCTAAGATTGAATCTATCGCTAATCCAACTGCCTTCCTCAGACGATGGGATGTAGTTATAGAAGTTAGAGTCAATCCCCATTGGGGAAAGAGTAGCTTGTGTCAAACATATACGGTTATTGACGACAGGAGGGTAGCTAAAGGCCCTCATGCTTTCAATAAGGATGTGTACAATATTGATCTTTATAATTTTGGTGCTAGCACGCCAACTATTATAAAGCAAGATATGTCACTGGATGAATTCATGGATTACTTTTGGGAAGTGTCAGAAAAGAATCTAACAAAGTCCAACGACCTTCGTGAGTCCATTCTTGAGCAATTAGGAATGGGAGAACCTGACGGAGGAGGATCAGAAGAATTCTTGGAGAAGTTCGAAAAGTGTCTTGAAGCACAGATGGATGTCGATGGTAATCCCATCGCCCACTGTTCCAAAGACTTTTTGCCGGACTTGTCCCAGAAATCTTCTGACAAAACGAAAGATTTTATAGATGATTTTCTCGAATGCAAAGGAAAGGAAACTAAAATTAGTGATACTATTTCAGAAACTTTTGAAGATGCTTGTGATGCGATTGACTCTGCTGCTGACTTTTTCTTGAAACCTATCAAGGAAAAGGTAGCACCAGTTGTTGACCACGCGCAAAGAATTTATGACGAAGCAATGAATAGTAAACTAGTTAGAAATTTCTCAACTTTTGTTGAAAATAGTAAGAAAAAGCTGAAGGAAACCACCAATGTTTTGTCTGGTTGGCTTTATTCGTTCTTCACCTCCAAGCAGTGGTACGGTCTACTATCAGTAGGCGGTATCGCTCTTGCAGGGTGGGGAATGAGTAGAGTCTTCGGACAATACTTTGGTGCAAAACGCTGTTCTTACTTTGCATCACCGACCTTGGACCAACTTCGATCGACGACCTGTGAATGTGAAACGTGTGACCAACTACTTTCAGATCATGATGTTGGGACATATCAGTATGCTGTTGATGTCTTGCTTTATATGCTATCAAAGGAGGAAAAAGATAAAACTCTTCACCTTAATTGGTTGAAAGAAGCTATATCTAAATCTTCTCCCGAGGTAGTACGTAAAGCAAGCTCACAACATGCTGAATTGTCTCAGTATTTTTCTGAAAGTAGGGAAGCACATGTTCGTAGCCCAAAACATAAGTTTATGTCTGAATCGCGTGAATCTAATATAAAAGTGAATCCTTTTAAGTTGCGTCCCGAGTCTTTGCCTTGTAATGTTATCGATATCAAAGGTAGCGTTATAAAGGCACAGTCCTCGGACCTTGTTCAACTGGAACAATGGGAAAGCACAACTTTAAAGAATTCAGTTTTATTGACAGATTCAGAAGGAGGAAGAGTAAATGGAGTGTTTCTAAGAGGTACTCAACTCTTAGTTCCAAACCATTTCATCCTCCAAGTACGCGCGAAGAACCATAAATTTTATGTTAAAGCTATGAATATTTCAACACCACAAGAATTTCTTTTATCACGTTGTCATTATGTGCAGTGTAAGGATTTACAAGGTCTAGCAGTAGATCTCGGAATTCTTACATTGCCTAATACAACGCCGCAAAGACCCTGCATTTTGTCAAAATTTGCAACAGGAAATCAATTAGCCCTGGCGCCGGATTGCTCCGCAGTTATCAGTGGTGTTCGTAAATTGGGGGATACACCCTCTATATTTACTCATCACACTGATAAGTTCGAAGTAATCTCGCGTTCTATTGAATATGGTAGTAATCGTGGAACCTGTAGAATAAACAGTGCTCTGAAGTATGATGTCGACACTAAAGCTGGTGATTGCGGTTGTTTGGTTTATACCAAGAATACTGCAATTGCTGGAAAAATAATCGGCTATCATTTAGCGGGACACAATGGAATGGGGCTTGCAATGCCTATCTCCCGTGAGTTTCTTGAAAGAAACTTGCAGGAGGCAGAAGCATTGCCTCGCCAGACCACTGACGCCCGTGTACCCTTCACAGCACAGTCTAAGCTATCGGAAATTAGACTGGA